TTAAGGTCAAGGCTTAGAACAACTGATCCTTCACTGCCTATACATATGAGAGCTACAAGCAATCCTGGTGGACCAGGTCATATATGGGTTAAGAAGATGTTTATTAATCCTTCTCCTTATAATGAACCGTTTCCTGCAACTGATATAGAATCAGGCAACGTTTTAAAGTATCCAGATGCACATAAGAAGGCAGGGCAATCCCTGTTTAAAAGAAGGTTTATACCTGCTAAACTAACAGATAATCCATTTTTATCTGAGTCAGGTGAATACGAAGCTAACCTTTTATCTTTACCAGAAGTTCAACGTAAACAACTTCTAGAAGGATCATGGGATATAGCAGAAGGAGCAGCCTTCGGAGAGTTTAACAGAGATATACATGTTGTTAAACCCTATGACATTCCTTCTTCATGGAGAAGATTTAGAGCTTGTGATTATGGTTACAGCTCTTGGTCAGTAGTATTATGGATGGCTGCTAGACCAGATGGACATATTATAGTATATAGAGAACTATATGTACGTAAAAAAACTGCAGATGAGTTAGCAGATATTATACTAAGGATTGAACGAGAGACAGACGACAGCATAGCATATGGCATACTAGACTCTTCTTGTTGGCATCAAAGAGGTCAAACAGGACCTAGTATAGCAGAAGCAATGATACTTAAAGGATGTAGATGGCGACCTTCAGATAGAACAAAAGGAAGTCGTATAGCAGGTAAGAATGAGATACATAGACTATTAAGAGTAGACGAAGAAATGGATGAAGCAGGTATAGAGTTTTTTGAGAATTGTACACAATTAATTGCAGAGCTACCTCAACTACCTTTAGATAAAAATAATCCAGAAGACATAAATACTAAGATAGATTATGATCATGGCTATGACGCATTGCGTTATGGTGTAATGTCTAGACCAGTGCCAAGGTCTTTATTTGGTTTTGATGCAACTCAACAAATAAAAAAATGGCAACCATTTGATGAGTCATTTGGTTATTAAAGGGATACAACATGGCAGATGAAGAAGTAGAAATGGAAGAATTAATGATTGATGAAGAAGGTTCATTACTTTCTTCTTATGTAGTTTCTGCGTTTACAAAATCGCAAGATGCAAGATACGATCAAGAAAAAAGATGGATAGATTCTTACAAGAATTATAGAGGTATCTACGGAAATGATAATCAATTTACTGACACAGAAAAAAGTCAAGTATTTATTAAAGTAACTAAAACAAAAGTTATGGCTGCCTATGGTCAAATAACAGATGTATTATTTGCAGGACAAAAGTTTCCATTAGGTATAAATTCTACTAGGATGCCTAAAGGAATAGACGAGTCAATTAATTTTGATCCTTTAGCACCTAAAGAGAATGCTCAGTCTCCTTATGGTTTTCCTGGAGATGGTAATAATTTACCTGCAGGAGCTACTAATAGTATATTACGAGATAGACTAGAAAAAGACTTACCTAATTTACAAGAAGGTCCAGGTCTAACTCCTACAGCTATTACATACCACCCTGCAGATGAAGCTGCTAAAAAAATGGAGAAGACTATATTAGATCAGTTAGAAGAATCTTCTGCTTCTAAGCATTTACGTTCTGCTGCATTTGAAATGTCTTTATTTGGTACAGGAGTTCTTAAAGGTCCTTTTGCAGTAGACAAAGAATCTCCTAAGTGGGAAGAAAACGAAGAAGGTGCAGTAGAGTATAATCCAACTATTACTACAGTACCTCAATTAGAATTTGTTTCTGTCTGGAATTTTTATCCTGATCCAGATGCTAAAAACATGGAACAAGCTGAATATGTAGTACAAAGACATAAGATGTCTACTTCAGATTTAAGAGGATTAAAAAAACGACCTTTCTTTGATAGCGCTGCTGTTGACGAATGTATAGAAAAGGGCACTAATTATGTCCGTAAATGGTGGGAGACACAAGTTGAAGATGAAGATACAAAAAATTATAGCGTGGATAGATTTGAAGTTTATGAGTATTGGGGAAACATTGACAAAGATATGGCAGAAGACGCAGGTCTTGACATTCCTGACGACCTTAAAGAATTTGATACCGTTCAAGTTAACGTCTGGGTTGGAAATGGGAAAGTTCTTAGAGTTGCCATCAATCCTTTCATTCCTAATAGGATTCCTTATTTCGCTGCTCCTTTTGAGTTAAATCCATACAGTTTTTATGGTGTAGGTCTAGCAGAAAATATGTCAGACACACAACAACTAATGAATGGGTTTATGCGTATGGCAGTAGATAATGCTGTCTTATCAGGAAACCTTATATTTGAGATTGACGAAACTAATCTCGTACCAGGGCAGGACTTAGAACTCTATCCTGGTAAAATTTTTAGAAGGCAAGGTGGAGCACCTGGTCAGTCTTTGTTTGCTACTAGTTATCCTAATGTGTCAAATCAAAACATGCAGATGTTTGATAAGGCTAGGGTGCTGTCAGATGAAGCTACAGGAATACCTTCTTTCTCTCATGGGCAGACAGGGGTTACTGGTGTAGGTAGAACCGCATCAGGTATATCTATGTTAATGGGTGCTGCTCAATTATCTATTAAGACTGTTATTAAAAATATAGATGATTATCTACTACAACCATTAGGAGAATCTTTCTATGCCTTTAATCAACAGTTTAATTTTGATCCAGAAATAAAAGGTGATATAGAAGTAAAAGCTAGAGGTACAGAAAGCCTTATGCGTAACGAAGTAAGAAGTCAAAGACTATTACAACTTATGCAGATTGGTTCTAATCCTACTTTAGCACCTTTTATAAAGTTCCCTGTAATACTAAGAGAAATAGCTCACTCATTTGATTTAGATTCAGAAAAATTTGTTAATGATGAAAGAGAGGCTGTTAGACAAGCTGAGATATTAAAAGCAGCAGGAATGATGCCTTCACAACCAGGTAATACAACACCACCGCCTTCAATGCCTGGAGCAGGTACAGCTTCAGCAGCTAGTCCTGCAGGAGCAGGCAATGGTAACATAGCACCAGGCGGAGCTCCTGAACCCGATATGCCAGGATTTTCTGCTCCTTTACCAGGCTCAAATGAAGGTATACAATGATAAAAGAAACAGCTAAAAAACTATTACCTTGTGTAAACGACCCTAAACATATTGATGCATTGCATAAGTATGCTCAAGATAGAATAGATGCACATGTATTAAATTTAATAAGAGAAACAGACCATTGTAAACTACATCATTTACAGGGCTGTATACAAGAGCTTCAACGATTTATGACTATTAGAGAAGAAGCCAATCAATCAGCCAAGGAGAAATAAATGGTAAAAATAGACAATAATAAAATGACAAAAGCTTTTGGTGGAGATCCTAACGTAGCTACTCCAGACCAAAACGTAACAGGTCTAGGAGGCTCAAGTAAAAACTCTTATATAACTCAATTAGAATCTGTAATAGATTTAGATAAAAAAACAAATTTAGCATCACAACAAGATTTAGCATCACAACAAGGAGGAGAAACCATCGTGAAAAAACCAAGAAATATACCAATGGCAGCAGTAAGAACAGGCGGAGCGTACATACGTAAAGCCGCAGAGGGCAATATAGCAATGCCACCTATGGGAGGAATGCCACCACCACCACCATCAGAAGATTCATTGTCTCCAGAAATGGCAGAAGAAGCAAAGAGCTTAGGCATAGAAGTAGCACCACCAGGTGCAACCGCAGAAGAAGTAGCGGATGATCAACTCGTTCTATTATCTGAAGGAGAACTTGTAGTACCTGCTAATGTAGTTAGGTATCATGGTTTAGCCCAGTATGAAAAAATGAGAAAGAGTGCTCTTGACGGATTAAATGTAATGGATCAAGAAGGTCAATTAGTAAGTCCTCAAGAAGAAGCTCCTGAAGGTTTATTAGGTCCTACTATGCCTGAAGGTGCTCCTGTCTAGCATGAGCAGCACAACAGAAAAAATCTACAACTCTTTAAAACGTAATAGTAGTTCTACTAAACCTACTTCTATGAATATGGAAGATATAATAAAAAGGTCTTATGAACTAGGTTTAGAATTTGCTAGAAGAACACAAAAAAAACCTATAGCAAAACTACAAGAAGGTGGTTCTATAGAAGAAGATTATTCTAATTATGGAAGTTCTACAAACCCTTATCCAGAAACTGAAGAAAATTATGATATTAAAAATTTAACAAGGTATTTTTTAGGTCAAGGTGTTGCATTAGGTTTTGGGGATGAGCTTGAAGCATTTGTACGTTCTAGAGTAGGGGATGATACTTATAAAAATAATATTTCTACTATTAAAGAAGAAATGAAAAACTATAAAGAAGAAAATCCTGTAACAGCAACAATAGCAGAAGGAGCAGGAGCACTTGTTACAGGAACAGGGATAGCAGCATCAGCAGCTAGATTAGGAGTAAAAGGTATAGCAAAAACTGCTGCAACAACAGGGGCTATAGAAGGAGGTTTATACGGTCTTGGAGCACCTGAAACTTTTGGAACAGAAGATAGATTAAAAGGTTCAGCATTTGGGGCAGGAATAGGCGTAACAGCAGGAACAGTGTTAGGTGTTGCAGGAGATCAAGCATTTAAATTCGGTAAAAATTTATATAAAACTATACCAACTATTACAAGAAGAAATTTTGTAAACAATTTAGATCAAGGCACAGAAAAAGGAAGCATAAAATTATTTCATGGAGATAGCGGAGGAGTTCCTGACGATCTTCCTGACGATGCGTTAGGTAGACAAATGGCAGACATTCAAATAAAACACCCTGATTCAGGGTTAACGCATGATGGTGTACAGTATACACCACTAACAGAATTTAGAAAAGATACAAAATTAAGTTTAGCTGTAGATAAAGATAATTCAACAAAGTACGTTAGTGGAATGGTAGATGATGAAGGAACAAAAGGATTTTTATATGAAGTTTCTGTACCTAAAGATGTTATAAAAGATCTTTTTGATCCTTTTAATTCTAGACATAGAAAGCTACTAACTAAAGAATTGACAAAATTATATGACAATAAACAATTAGATTACGTTGCTCCTGCACTAGAGACAAAAGTGTGGAAAGATCTTACAAAAAAACAAAAACAACATTATCTAGAATATAGGTATTTAGACCCTATGCAAATGCAACAAAAAATATATTCACCTGTGCCTGACTACTCAACGACATTAGTACCACCTAAATCTAGTAAAGATAATTATTTGTATGATACAGATAGCAGACATTTAAATAATTGGGGAATATTAGAAAACAGAAGAACTGTAATGGCATTAAAAAATTTAAAGTTTAAAGGAACATGGCAAAAAGAATTAGATGAAGATCAGATACAAATATTTGATGGTAGTTCAGTAGATATTATTCCTGGAAAAACTATACAATTTGAAAATGAAGAAGAACTTTTACAGCTAAACGCTTTAGATTCTTTTTTAGACAACGTAGACACAAGTAAGCAAGGAGGAGTTAACATACAAACTGCTGAACAATTTAATAAAAAGTTAAAAGATGCTATTGATGCAGGTGAAGATATTATCTTTGATGGTAAAAAAGTTGATTTTGGAGACAAAAAATGATAAACAGAAAAACAGGTATAATGGGATATAAAGACGGAGCAGCATTTGCAGGACCAGATACATCAACTCCGTTTGTAAAAAAAGAATCACCAGGAGATGTAGCTAGAGAAGAATATGCAAACTTACCTACAGAAATACAAACTATAAAAGGATCAGAAGATTTACCTTCTGTAGTTGTTCCTGAAGAAGACGGTGTTATAAAAAGTCTTGGCACTGGTGTTGTAAAACCAGGGCAAGTAGATACCGTGCTGCCTGCATCAAAAGATTATTTAACTAGACCTGTATCAACTGAGCCTTCAGAAATGTTACCTGATGGAGTTAGTTTAAATAGAGTAACAGGTAAAGTAAAAGGTATAGAAGTACCTGCTGAAATGGCAGCAGTAGGAGCTGTAGCGACTGCAGTAGCAGGATATAAATTAATTTCAGGAACTAGTAAACTTTTACCAGGATTTCAACCTTTAGCTTCTACAGCAGTAGCAGGAGGAAAATTAGGTTCTATAACATCAGGAGCTCAATCTGTATATGGAACTGGAGCAGGAGCAACTGCTGCAATGGCAGTAGGTGGATCAGCCGCAGTGTTTAGTTTATATGACATGTATAAAAATGGTCTTTCTGTTGAAAACGGATTAGGTCTTGTAGGAGGAGCTGCTACGTTTGTATCAGGGGCTGCTGCATCAGGAGCTACATGGGCATCAGGTTCATTTGCTTCTTCAAAAGCATTAGCAGTAGCAGGTCCTGTAATGTTAACTGCTGCAGCATTATTAGTAATTTATGATGCCCTTAAAAAACCTTCTAATAAAACAGGTATAGCTTATTCTAATGTAAGTGCGGATGAATACACAATAACACAAGATGGTCTAACAGGAGATAAGTATCACCAAGGCAATAGAGACGGTGCATCAGCACTGTTAGCTCCTGTACTAGATTATACAAAAGTTATGGAAGAAGAATACAAAACTCAGATAGGTGGTCACATATCTATTCAAATTGGTAATGAAAGAGGTTTAGAAATTATAGTAGCTTCTGAAGATGGTAGAATATTTATTGAAAAAGATTTTGGAAGGTCAGAAACTGCGGTAGACGAAATGTATCAATGGTTTGACGACATAACTAATTTTGCAGCACAATCAGGTGTACAAGACTTAGCCTATTCATCTGCTATATTAAATGGTCAATATGATTATGTAAAAGGAAGAGCTATAGAAAGAAAAAATAAATACAAATATTATTCTATGCCAGGTCTAGACAGTTACGGAATACTAGGCGAACATTATATGATGGCTGATGGTTCTCAAGGACAGCTTTCTAGAGCAGAGCATAATGCTCAATTTGACACTGTAGCCAATGAAGTAACTACAGCAATAACAGATTGGAGAACTTATCTAGGAGATAACTGGGAATGGGATAGAGGGTCTAGACCTTTAGATACAGGAACAGGCGTTAACCCTGATGGGTCTTTTAATTACACAAATTCAAATTTCCAAGATTTTACAGGATTTGATAACTATGGTTACACAGGAATGAAAAAAGGAGGCTCTATAGAAGCTCTTCCAAAATTTGTAAAGAGTAAAATAGCTACTCTTAAAGAGGGAGGTACTCCTGATTCTGCGTGGGGAGGTTCTTCAGGAAAAATATATAATTCTCAAGAACCTGAAATTACACCACAAGAATCACAAGGATTACTTAGCCCTCGTTTAATGGCTACCTACTAACCCCTAGCAATAGGCAACTAAGTAGCCCCAACAAGGAGACGTAAATGTCAAACGAAGAAGTAAAAGTAAAAATAGATGAACAAACAGGTGATACTATCATGCAAAAACCTGTAAGATACCAAAGAGCAGAGCCCACTATGCAAGAATTAGCTGCAGAAGAAGCTCTAAAAGAAAGAGAAGGAACACCTGAAGATTCAGAAACTGTTGAGCAAACAGCTAATGGAGCTGAAGATGAATCATTTAAAAAACGTTATGGTGATTTGCGTAGGCATATGCAAAAAACTACAGAAGCAAAAGATAAAGAATTAGCTGATCTTAAAAAACAATTATCAGCAGCTACTAAAAAAGAAATGAAGCTACCTAAATCAGATGAAGAAATTGATGCATGGGCTTCTGAGTATCCAGACGTTGCTAAAATTGTAGAAACTATTGCTATGAAAAAAGCAGTAGAACAAAACAAAGATATTGAAGAAAGATTAAATTCTTTAACAGAAAGAGAAAGATTGACTACACGAGAACGTGCTGAAATGGAACTATTACAGATACATCCTGATTTTACAGAAATTAGAGATAATCCTGAGTTTCATGATTGGGCAGAAGAACAGCCTGAGTATATTCAAAAAGCTCTTTATGAAAACGAAGATGATCCTCGTGCAGCAGCACGTGCCATAGATCTGTATAAAGCAGACATGGGAGTAAAAACAACTAAAAAGAAAACATCTAAAAAAGATGCAGCAAGAGCAGTGAATGTTAAAAGTGCTACTAGCCCTACTAATAATGCTACGGGATCTGATAACATATTAGAGTCAGAAGTAGCTAAAATGACGTCACAAGAATACTCTGCAAACGAAGAAGCTATAAGTAAAGCAATTCGTTCAGGCAACTTTGTCTATGATGTTAGTGGAGCAGCTAGAGCATAACTGCTTAACTGCTTGACAAAATAATGTTTTTGTGTATGTATAGATAAATACACATTCGTGTAGACCAGAATTTTATATTCTCTACTCTACAATATTCAAATGAAATCCTACTCAGGCTACCTGATGTCATGGTCCTATTTATAGCTACCCATTTTCAGCATCAGCCCTTACGAAGTGGAGTTATCGTTTGTTAGCCTCTAAAAACTAAAAGGAGAAAAAGATGGCTTTTAAAGTAGCGTCAGGTTATACAA